GCGGTGGAGACTGACTGTTCCAGCCCCTGCACCTTCTGGTCGATCTTATGGAAGTTCTCGATGTTTTCCTGATGGCGCTGATTATGTAATCCCCTGTCACGGTCGAGTGAGCGCCCGATGCTTTCAACACTTGCCTCGAAGTTCTCCATCTGGGCTTCGATATTGCCGATGACGCGGCTGATCTCATCGAGCTTTCCGGTCATCTTTTGAACCGGGCGCCGATTTCATAGAGGAAATAGAAACCGACGACAGCCACGACAACCTTCCAGAGATTGTCGTCCAGTGGATCAGTGGTGAAAATGTCCTTAGTGTAGCCAAGGAAACTGCCAAGCACTTTGTCGAACAGAAATATCTTGGTCAGATAGACCATTGGGCCGAGCGCAAGCCCGGCGCGCATCTTGGCGTTGATACCGCTGCCGGCCTCCGCGACCAGTACGTCGCGCCGCATTTGCAGAGTGTCTACCCGCTCCTTCGCTGCGATGCGCTTTTCATCGGTTTCCGCCTTGGCGAGTTCTACCTTGGCGTCGGCCAGTTTGCCGACAATTGACGTGATCGGATCGAGGAACGGGATGAACTTGGCAAGGACACCCCACATCACATAGCCTCATCGCGCCGACGCCGCAGCAGCTCCGTGATGACGCCGGAAATAATGAGCCAAATCGTGAGATATTTTGGCGGAAGCAATGGGGATAGATCGGTAACCGTCAGGACCGTAAAGACAGATCCAATAAACACTTGCAGCCGCGCCCAAAAGATCGTCTCAGAATCCTTAAACCAAGTTTTGATGCGTTCCCACATGGTCATTTCCTCTTGAATATCCTGGCAATGGCTTGAATGAGCGCGGCCCACCAGGGCTGAGGTGCAGGCTTTGGCGCCGGCTCAATATCGGGAGAAGGCGCGACCGCAGGCGTGACACCGCAGAGTTTGAGATACAGCGGCATCACCCCGCATTGCTTTTCTTCTGCCTCCGGGTCGTAATGCCCATCGGACACATACTTGCCGTGACCGTCATAGATGTTCGTCCAGCCCCAGACGTAAGGTGAGTTCTCATCCCATTGAGGATGGTTCATGTAGCCGAAGCCGTTGAAGCGCTCGGCCTCGTAAGCCACACGGGCGGGCGTCCAATTTCCGGGACCGACAAGATGCAGGGAATGCGGCGGCATCATCAGCGCGTCGATGGCGGATTCTTCCCATGTTGCAAATGGCCCACGACCGGCAGGCACAAGCTTGGTCTTGCGTCCTGTGCCGATAATGTTTTCGCCGTTATGCAGGCAGCCCCTGAAATCACCCCCGCTCTCCCGGTCATGCAGGGCTGCGATCAATTCCCATGGAACCCCGTTGGTCTTGGTGCTCACCCGCATATAGATGGCGCGATCACGATTGCGCCGCGCAGCAATGGCAGCCAGTGCTGCTTCACGCCCCGGCAGCACCTTCATACGGGACAGCAGGCCATCATATCCGGCCCGTAGTTCAGGGAATGACGGCATGGGCTAGCCGAATACCCGGGCGTAGGCCCATTGCAGGCACCACCAGATGAGGCCGCCAAGCTTTTCAATCCAAACCGGGCGCTTGAGCAAAATCCAGCCAACTAGAACACCCGACATGAATCCAAAGAAGAACAGCAGCATGGCTATGCACCTCGCATCGGCGTGTAGAGACATCGAATGATGACGTGGCGGCACAGATGGAAATGCTCGTCACGGCCCTGCTTGGCCTGAGAGAGCGGGATCAGTTCGCCCGTGGATTTCAGGAGATAGCCGTCTGATCGTTCTTCAATGCTGCCGTCTGCAAGCTCAGCGCAGTCCTCGTTGGAACAGCATTCCCATCCGTACCAGCTATGACCATGCGCAGCGGACAGCACCAATAAAAAAGCCGCCGATAAGGCGGCTGCGGCGGCTAGAGTGCGAGGCGAGATCATGCTATGGAGAGGCCCATTGTAAGACGCCAAAATAGGAGCACAACAGCATGGCCGCTGAACGGGGAATGCAGTTTTCCGATCCTGACAACGTTAAAGAGGTTTTGGTGACGGGCCCATGCAGCGCGGTTCGGTCAGACGGCGACAGCCTTATAGTACTTACCTGCACAGCCGTCCGGCATGACCCACAGTCATTATTCACCGGGAAGTCAGTAAGGAATTGCGTCGTTGTCAGCCGCCTGGTGTTTAAGGCAAGTGCCGCGAAAGAAATCGCAAAGGCGATTTCAGACCACGCAGACAAAGATTAGCCGGCGATTTCTTCAACAACAATAGTGGATAAAGAGGCTCCGCCAAAGGCTCGATCTACCGATGAACTAGCGTTCAGATAAAACGTGCCTGAGCCGACGCCAACGCGAACTGAGAACGTAACCGCGCCCGTTGCCCCCGGCGCATATTCTGCTTCCAGAGTCATATCGCTTTTGGCGGTGCTGGCCCCCTTCATTGAAGCAGCCAAGCAAGTAGAGCCAGCAAAGAGAGCGCCTGCAAAAGTTATAGCTCCGCTTGTAACTCCATGGAAAGTTGTCCGCACACGAACCCGGCTGGTGGAAACTTTTACCGTGTAGGAAACGCTGAGAATTTCCGTTCCTTCGGAAATTAGTGGAATGGTGTCATCCTGGGCCGGTGTCGTAGCGGTGATGTCTGCTTTCGCTGTTGCTTCGACATACGCCCGGCCAATGGTCATTCCGGTGACAGCCACAACGCCAGTTGTTGTAATGTTCCCCGTTACGCCCAATCCAGTCGTGGAAAGATCAAGAACCTTCGCCCCATTAACGGCAACACCGAGATTATTTGTGCCGATGCGATAGAGGCCGCAGTCAGGATCAGAAATCCAATTGATCGCTGGCGTCCCGACCGTCCCATCGCCAACACTGGCACCAAGCGCCAATGGAATTTTGGCGGTCGTGGTGCTTTGACCATCCCGGCAAATGGTATTGGATAGGCCCGTGGCAAAGCCATCCATCTCCCCGTCCATGCGGGTGTCGGTGATCGGCACGCTGTTGCCGGCGTCGGTAATCCACGAATAAAGTCTGGCGAAGGCGCCCCCACTAAAAGGCATAAGTTTGACTCCTATTCCATATCATGCCATTATCTGCGGCATGCAAATTGGCAGTAAATTTGGATTGTTGACGGTGATCGGCGGAACGACGGAGGACCGCCGCTATTGGCTTTGCCGTTGTGTGTGCGGCGTCGAAAAACGCATCCGACAGGACCACCTGAGATCAGGCAGAACGATCTCGTGCGGCTGTGAACATTCGCGAAGGTCTAGCGCGAGAGTTGCGGCGCTGCATAAAGCAAACGTAACGCACGGCGCCTCGAATACGCGCGCCTACACGACTTGGCGCAGCATGAAGTCGCGCTGCCTAAATACTCGCAGCCGCTACTACCGCTATTATGGCGGTAGAGGTATCACGATCTGCGAGCGTTGGATGACCTTCAAAAACTTCCTTGCTGATATGGGCCAACCGCCTGACGGACTTGAGATTGATCGTATCAACAATAGCGGTCCTTACAGCCCAGAGAATTGCCGCTGGTCATCGCGCACTGAGCAACAGAATAATCGCCGGGTTAATCGTATTTTTAGCGTCAACGATGAGGCTCATACTATTGCCGAATGGTCGCGAATTACCGGCATCCATCCAAACACGATCACACAACGACTAGACCGAGGGTTGCCACCGAGCGAAGTCATATCCCCGGAAAAATTCTGCAATATCACTGGGCTTCCTAAAGGAATTGCTGCTAGCGCCGCATTGCGTCGATCTAAAACCCATTGCAAACACGGTCACGAGTTCACACCAGAAAACACGCGAACAGACAGCAGGCAACGCTATTGCCGAGCGTGTCACCGTCAAGGCGAGACAAAGCGGCGCGAACAAAGGCGTTCTGGTTAGCATTTACATGCCCGGCGGGCGCTGCATCATCATGCCGGGAGGCATTTGACCGGGCATCATTCCCGGAGGGCCGGGAGGCTGCGGGGCCTGCGGAGGCTGAATTGCGCCTGCTGGCGGCATTCCACCTTGCTGCTGCTGGGCGAGCATCTGGGCGATGCGGGCGATCATCTGGGGGTCCATGGGGCTATTCCTCTGCTTTTGGTGTGGTAAAAGAGACTATGCAAAAACTGCTCTGGTTCGCCTTTCAGCTCGCCATCATCGTTCCGTTCAGTTGGTTAGGCTATGTAATGGCCACCGATCCTGACCGCGCTGCGTCAGAAATCGGTTATCTATCGAGCGGCCAAGTGTTCGTTTACGCTCTGATCTGCGGCGTTTGGCTGGCTGCGGCAGCGACATTCATTCTCGGAAAAATTATCGAAGCTTTCAGCGCGCAGGCTGACGATTTTCCGCCTGCTGCCGGGCGATCAATGCTCGAACAATCGAAGCGATGGCCTCTGGTGGCTGGTTCGCAGGCGGCGGCAAAAATTGGTTTCCCAGATAAGCCCGACCAGCCCGGGACGTAGCGGCATGACCAACGGCGGCTGGTAGGGCATAGCCGGCAGCCGCCCCAAGTCCAGCGCCCAAGCCAGGTGCACCAGCCGCACTGCCAGCCCCACTACCAACGAGAGCACCCGCTACCGATGAAACGCCCGTTCCCATGTTTTGAGCAAATGACCGACCAGCTGTGCCTGAGTTCGGAAGAGGCGTCATGATCTGGACGCCAGCGCGTGCCAAATCTGCATAATCGCCTTGGCCACGGGCATAATTCCGGCGGCCCTGTACCGCTATCGTATCCTGCCGCAGTTTGGCTGGTGAAATTAGGCCGGACGCTGCATTCTCCCCGGCGCCGGTCGTCGCTCGTTCCAACACCAAAAGATTGCGATATTGGTTTCTGGCGTTCTGCCATGCGGCAAGGTCTGGGGAGTTTGCTGGAAGCGTTCGCTCCATTGCGCCGTCGAGAGCCTCACGGAGACTGCGAACGGCGGACTGCGCGTCTGGATTTGCCCCCAAGCTGCGGGCTGTTTTTTCCATGCGGCTGCGGAGCGACTGATAGACCTCGCCTGGCATGATGCCATTGTTCTGGCGCGCATGGTTGAGAATTTCATCAATATAGTTGCCAAAAGCGGGCGCTCGATTTGGCGGCGCAACATTCCCGGTATATTGCCGGGCCGCAGCCCCAATGTCATTGGCAAGCTGAGCATCAAGCTGCGCCGTGTTGCGGGCAGCCAGAGAATCAAACTCACCGCCGATACGCTGAAAGGCGCGGTCAATCACTTCCGGGGTTGCGCGGTTGGCATTCTCACCGACGCGGCGTAGCGCCGCCCCTGTGAATTGTTCCCCAGCCCGTTCGGCCATAGCATTACCGGAGCCCCGCTCGGCCTCAAGATATTGCAATCCCTTCCGGCCTGTCGCTTGGCCAGCTGTAATGTCGGTAACACCTTCATTGCGGAGCGTGTTAACCGCAGCAGTTCGCTCAGGACTTGTCGGGAAAGGAGTAATGGCGCGACGGGCTCCGGCCAACGCAAGCGGCGCAGCAATAGCGCCGCCTATGCGAGCCGCAGTTTCATACTGAGGGGCGTATTTTTGCGCCGCTTGGCCCGCTGCTTCCGAGGCAATGCCAGGGACAAGAGAATTTGCCGCCATTCCATAAGCCCCGCCGCCCATCAGCGCCGCCGATGGAACAAACTGGCCGACCGTATTAGCGAACTTTCCGGGGGTTGTTTGTGGCTTGTAAAACTCTCCAGTCGCACCTTCAACGGCGCCTTGAATGTCACGCGAGGAAGGGAAAGCAGCGCCGCCGATGTCGCCGCGGTTGCCGTATTTTTCCGCATATTTTCGCGATTGCGGCGTTTCGAACTGACTGATCCAGTTCTTGAAATCCTGCGCTCCAGGGATTTTGTCCCCAATCGCTTTGACAATATTCTGCAAATCGCCAGGCAAGCCAGCCAGCCCAATAGTGCCTTGCGCTACGCCAACGCCGCCAGACTTCGCCACATCGACGGCATAGTCACCAGCAGATGGACTGGCTGCTTTGTGCGCGGCCATCAACTGATCGTCGCTCATCGCAGCGACGGGTGACGCTGCCGCAGACTGCTGAAATAGCCTTTGCAATTCGGCGTCGGAAAGGGAGCGAATATCCGTCATTTAAGCAAATTCCGGCGGCGCATTTCGGCCTCAAGTTCATCGCGGGACAGTCCAGAAGCAGGAGCCGGTGTAGCCCCAGCCGGTGCAGGGGGCTTGTAAGGATCAAACGCACCGAAATTCGGGATTACATCTTCCTCTTTCATGTTTCTGCGGCCGACAATGCCGCGATACATGCCAGCATCTTGGCCATACATATCGGAATAAGACTGGACGCGGGAATGCGCTTCTTCCATGATTCCAGCGCGCACGGCTGGGTCCAGCCTGCCAGTGGCATTCATTTGTGACGTAACCTGCGCTTGCAGATATTGCGGCAAGGTGGCGATGGCCTGTGCAATGGTCATTTCGCTTTCGCGAACCACCGAACCAGGGTCCATCAGCTTTGCCATACCGTAGATAAGATTAACGTCCGCGGCGCGGGTATCGCGGGCGGCGGCACCAAGCATTGACTTATAAACCGGGGCAGCCTGTGCGATATTCTTGTAAGATGGCAATCCCTGTATTTCGTTGCGGACCTTATAGGCATCATCCGGCGTGCCGGGCGCGGCATTAGCCGCAGCGCCCTTGCTGTGAGTTTCGCGCCATACCTTCGGGTCCACACCCGGAGGAACGGGAGGAATAGTGCTCGGCTGGGCATTTTGCGCGCCGGGAGGGCGATAAGGATCAATCTGCCTTTTGCTCGGATCAATAAAGCCCTTCAAGGCTTCTCCACTGTTAGGGTCCACGCCGATGTCACCAAAGGTTGGCTTGGTTGGGGCCTGATAGACCGGCGCCACGGTGCCACTGCGCGGGTCTTGCCGCAGGATTGTTCCATCCGGCGTCATCTGAAAGCCATAGGATGGCGGAGCGGCGTATTGCTGATAAATTTGCATTCCATAAGCCCGCGTGCGCGGGTTCGCCAGCAAGCCGCGAATTTGTGCGGCAACTTCCGGGGGGATTTGCGGGCCTTGCCGTGATCCGGGCGGCGGCGCAGCTACCGGCTGACCACCCTGCGGGATTTGCGGCTGCCCACCGGCCTGCGCGAGTTGAACCGGCTGGCCCATCGGAGGCTGTGCGGCAGGCGCTGGTGAATCGTTCTGCGGGGCACTGCCCAAGCTGGCGACCCTAACAGGAGCATTGGGCGCCTGCGGCTGATCGAACCATGCGGCCTCCTGCTGACGGCGATTGACCAAGCCGGGAAGGGTCTGCCCGCCCGCCTTGTTGTATTGTAGGAAACGATCCTTGGCGCCGGTCATGTCGCCGGACTGAATGGCCTGACCCAAGCCAGAGCGGGTCCACTTGTCGCCAGCATTATATGTGAGCGAGGTCAGGGCATCGCGAACGCCGGGAGGCAGGTCTGGCTTGAACTTGTCCACAATGCCGGAAGCCTTGCCGACTTCATCCCGAAGGCGCGTTTCCGCCGTCGCCGGATCAATAATCTCTCCGGGTGATGTAGCGCGGGTGCCATAGCCGTTTGTGTTCTGCTTGTAGTCCCATGCAGCCTTGGGTGCGAAGCCCTCAAAGTCCTTGATCTTGTCGAGAATATCGCCGGACGGAGCGGCGACTGGGGTGGCAGTCGGCGCAGCCGCATCCGCGGGCGCTGGACCGGCCAGAATCTTTGCAATACCAGCGAATGGATTGGATGACGGGGCCTCTGCCTGCGGACCGGGCGCAGCACCGCTCAACCCCGGCATATTGTTCATCAACGTTTGTGTGGCCGCGCGTTCCTCCTGCCCCATCTGATTAGCCTGATAGCCGGCATAAGCGCCTTGCAAAACCTTCGATGCGATGCCCGCCTTGGTTCCGACCGGATCGGCGGTCATCGACTGCATGGCCATCGCCATTGCAATCTTTTTCCGCATATCGCTTTCGCCGCCATCAGAGAGCCAGCCGCCGCCGGTCGATGCAGGGATTAGATTGAGCGCCATCTATGCGGCCTCCAACAGCTTGCCGTAATCGACAGCCAGCCAGCCGCGAACGGTATGAACCGCCTTCGGAACGACCTTCGCGACTTCCTGCGCGATGACACCGACGCGCGGCTTGTCCTCGCCCTTATATTGGTAGGCGTACAGGCTCACACCATTGCGAAGTTTGATGCCAAGACCGCGGATATTCTTTTTCAGGCGACGATCACTGAACATCATCAGGCTTAGAGCGCCCGCACCCTGCCCAATGGCTGCCATTTCGGCATTTTTCTGTGCCATCTGCTGCGCATAATTTTGATTTGCGAGTCCCGCAGACTGATAGGCATATTGCCCGACCGGCGTGGACGGCATCGGCGCATACTGGAAGTTCTGGAATTGCGGAACATTAACCTGACCGCCTGACAGCAATGAGGTGATCTCATTGATCGGCTGGTTTCGCAGTGCAAGGCTTTCCTGCAATCCAGCTTGCCGCGCATTGTTCTGGAATGCACCTGCATCCCGCGCCAGCCCGGCCAGCCGAGATTGTTCCTGCCCGCTCGACAGCACCACCTGATTGCGCGCATCGGTGGCCTGCCGATTGGCCGCATCCATTTCGGTATTGAAAGCTTCTGAGCCGCGCGAAAAGCCCTGATTGACCAGCTTGCTTTCCAGCGCGTTACGGTCGCGATCCAGCTGCGGATTAATCCGCGCATACATCGCGTCCTCAACCGACTTCCGCGCACCTTCGTAATTGGTATCACCCAGCGAGGTGACCCAATCCGGGGTGATGTCGCCGCGGTCAACGGGCGAGGACAAAAGCCCGCCAATGCGGTTGGTTTGGTCAAGCCCGATCTGATTAAGCCCGAGCTGCGTTTTCTGTTGCAGATCAAATTTGGCCTGCTCTTCCGGGGACAGACTGACCGTCCGCATGAAGGTTGGGACAGTTTGGTCCTTTGAGTTCTTTGTCCCGTCACCCGGAATAACGCGCGAGCCGGTCTGAGAATAGGTCACCGAGCCATAAGGATTGACCTCGTTGGCATTACCCATCCAGGCATTGCCAATGCTCGTGCGAAGATCGGCTGCGCTTTGAGCAGCAGCAACTTTCGCAGGATCAGGCGGCGTTGGCTGTTGTGGTGAACTTTTGCCCAATGTCTCTATTCCTTATCCACCGGCAATTCTCGCGGAGAAGTCCGTAAGACACTGCCGCTTCCTTGCCGTCCATCCCTCTCGGGTGGATACCCTCAAGATCAAACCCAAGCCCTTCACAGAATTTCCTGGAACGTTCATTGCCTTCCGCCACGATGGACGTAAGCCGCACGCATTCCAGATTGAGGAAAGGATAGGTAAAAAGGGTTCGCAGCGTTTGAGGCAGCGCCCACGTTGCATCGTCGAACGCGATGGAAGTCTCTATCGTGTTGCCGTGCGCCAATTGTTGGAAATTGTGATAAACGACGCCACCGGCAAATATTCCACGCCGCACAACACCCAAGGCCGTATAACCATCGACAAAGCGGGTGTGGCCACCAAGTCTGACCCTGACAAAATCCGCGACAAATTCATCGGCGCCGAATAGAACCGAACCCATAAGTTCAGGCATCGACCAAGCCCGATTCCTCGTAAAGAATATCTGTGCGGTTGATGACGAGTTCTTTCGCAATGGAAATCTTGATTGCAGGCGCGATCACCAGCCCACCACCGCTCACCGACTGCCATTCCTTGCGCTGCACCGAGCCGGAACTCCAAAACGACACGTTCCAGAGCGCCACATTCCACAACGGTTCCGTTGTTGCCGTGACTCCCGCCTCTGCTGTGGGCGCCCGCGTATCGTAATCGACCTTGATCTCAACGACTGGCGTATAATTGCCAGGCCCCATCAGAATGGGCCGCGCCTGCGTGACTTCCTTGTGCAGCAGCGAGCCACAATTGGTGAATGCCTGCAGGATAGTGGCGGATATTTCGTCGCCGTCATCATCGTGACCTTCAAGAGAATATTTCCAGACCGTTCCGGTATTATCTCCGGCATAGAGCGACGAGCCGAGCAACGAAAAGCATCCGAAGTCAAATCCGGTGAACCGGCACCATGCGCCGGTCCTGACATTCATTACCGCCTGATATTGGATAGAACGCTCAGTATAAGGAATGTTGACAAGGATCAGCTGCTTTTCAGGATATTCGATCACCTGCCAGCCGAAGGCTGTTCCTGACCGTTGGTAATAATCCTTGAACGCCCCACTGATCTTGTCTGTGATGGCAACGAGCGCCTGCCCCGATTGGTTCGCGGCCAGAACAGCCGATAATGGAATGAGCCCTACCGCCGTCAGAATACCCAAGTCAGACCCGGCTTTAACGATGCAGCGCCGACCAACAGGAGGCGGTATCTTGAACACACCAACCTGCGTCCATGTGGTTGAACTCGACGGGTCAGTACCAGAGTAAATGACCACCTCGCCATTCGACGTAACGGCAACCCACATATCGTCCATGCCGGAGCCGCCGTCGCGCGACCACGACCCGATAGCAACGAGATATCCGCCCAATTTGCAGAACTGGCCGAGCGGCAGCTTTGTGGCCGCACCCGAAATTGCCGATACACCGAGATACCAGGCATCCAGTTTGTTCTTTTCGACAAACCAGAGCCGCTGGGCATGAGCCGTAACGTGGATCAGATCGGCAGAGGAGACATTGGTAATGCTCGGCGTCGTCCAGCTTGATCCGTCATAGTTGCGAACACTATCGGCGCCATTGGCAAGAACGAGGAAATTAGCAGAGGCCGTGGCGAACATCGTATGCTGCCAGCGGCCATTGGTCAGCGAGGAAACAGCTGCAGCACCCACGGCGCCAGCGGCGGTAACGTCATAAATTGCGGTTGGAACAGCAGCAAACAGCTTTGGCACACCTGACGGCGGCGAATATTCCATCAGGCTTTCAATATACGTGCCGAGCCCGGTAACGTGTGTATCCCGTCCATTACGGAGCGAGACGCCCTCCGTGCCGGGGATCATATTGTCAAGAATGATCGCGTCGGTTTCCGGCATATCAGCGATGGCATCGCGCCGATTCCACCCTCCAATAGGGGCCGGGATGGATTTCTCCTTTTCCTTCGCCACACCTTTCTTGACGACGCGCCTTGCCGCGCTACGCATCGATCGTGCCCGGATAGGCGAGGCTTACGCCGTCAGGAATACGCGCTTTGCCGATGACGATTTTGCGTGAACCCTTGTCCCGTGTGATCTCCTGCGCGAAGGCAATCTCGAAGTTCTGCATATCCTCGGCATAGTCGAGGCCCTTGAGCGCCCGCCAACGCCAGATGATCGCCAGCTTAAGCAGCCGGTCACCCAGCCGGAAGGTATCGGTATCGACCGTGAACGCTGCTTTTGTGGTGACGGCATCAACCGCCGTCGCGAATTTGTTGGAGATATAGTAAAACTTGGCGCTGTCAGTCGAAGCCAAGGCCGGGTAGATTTGCAATTCACCTCCCAACAAAATCCATTCCCCGGTCGGGTTGGACAGGCTTTGCAGCCGATTAAACTGCCAGGTATCGAGGTCTTGAATGCCAACCATGGGCCGCGTGGTGGAAGCGCGAAACACCGCTGCCTTGACCGGCATCCGGTCATAGTCAGACGGCAGGGGAAAAGATGTATCCGAGCCGTCACCGGCCTGTGTTTTTAGCGTCGTCAGCAGCCGCCAATCGTGCTGCTTCATAATGTATGTCGCCGCCTCATTCGCCACCGTCGCCAATTCGCGTGCAAAGGTGTCAGCGCTGCCATAAACAGCCAACGGGGCGACAGCCAAAGCCGCGCGCCCCATCAGTTTGCATGCATCCTGAATGATGGCGAGGACGGTAGCCATCAGGCGGCGACTTTCTCAGCGACTTCCGCCGCGCGCTTGAGCAGGGTTTCCCGCGAAGGATTGCCCCGCACGCCCTCGCCTGTCTCACGCTTGATATACTCTTTCAGTTCCGCGTCGGTGCAGTCCTCAAGGGTCTTTTCCTTCTGCGGAACCGGCTCGGGTGCCTTCACGGCGAACAGTTGCGCGACCTGTGCCCGCAGATCGGCAACTTCCGTCGCCAGTCGGGAGCTTTCCGCGCCGCCCTTGGCGTTCTCAATATAGGCGCGGGCGGAATCCCGCATCTCACGCGCATTCATGCCGATTTTTGGCAGAACATTGTCGCCGACGCCGGCCAAGTCTTCCACCGACATGATGTGCATGGCCTTCAATTCAGCAATGCGGCTGCGCGACAGCAAAGGATGCGCCCAATGTTCCAGCGGCATTCCGATAGTGGCCTGCTGCTCACCACGCTTGAAGGCGGCGTAATGCTCGGGCCAGCGTTCCTTGTGTTTCTCCTCGACCACACTGACGAAGGAAAAAAGCTTGTCGCCCGGAATGCGGACTTCAACCATTTCCTTATCTTCATAAATCGGGCGGCCTTCCTTGGTGGAAAGCGCCATATTATGCACCGCATCCATGTAAAAACGCGGACGCGCCTTGTCCTGCTCAGTGGCGTTTGAGGCCATCTGCCTTCTCCTTTGGTTTGAATGTTGACGCCTGGACTAGAAAACTGGAACTGATCTCGCCCATTTCCTGCCAGCGCACGAAATAGCCAAGATCGTTGAACTTCGCTCGCCACCACGCATGCGGGCGGACGGTGAGATGCAGGGGATGGCCGATCAGCACGCCGCACTTATCGTCAACCGTGCTGATCTGGAAAAACACGTCCGGCGCTGAGGTCATGATGTTGCAAATGACGGCATCCACCTGACCCGGCGGAACGTGTTCCATAACATCAATGCAGTAGCCAAATTGCTCCCGGATCGGCATGGGCTCGGCAAGGTCCAGTTCGACGAACGGAAGCCCAGCAGCCTCTTCATCCCGGCAATTCGGCGCGAAATCGACGAGCAGCACGTCATGTCCCAGCGCACTGATGCGGGCCGCGGCGCGACCTGTCCCACAACCGAAATCCACAATCCGTCCGGTCGGGCGCAATTCCCGCAGGATGGTATCCACGATGCGCTCTGCCGGAGAATCCTGCCGGTAAGAGAGCATCGACCACATGCGGAGATATTTTTCCTTTTCGGAAAGTTCCTCGTCCGGCGCCCGATACATATCCGGCAGCAGGCCGGAACCATGCACATGAAGCTCGCAGCCTTCCCCCTTGAGAAGATTTGCGACTTGCATAAAGCGCTCGGCCTGCAATTTCATTGGCAGAGATGAAACATAATCCTTGCCGCAAAAACTGACATTCATGCAGGCCACGATGTCGTTCATTTCCTGACGGACCACATGGCTTTCGTTATCCTCGTGTGAGGAATCGAAGCCATAGAAATGCAGATCGCGGTATCCCTCCGTGAACGTAACAATGGTCGAGACAAGTCCGACGCTGACAGCAGTGCTCATCATGGAGTATTCATGCGTGGCGAGTGCGTCGATCTCAGACTGTAGATCGTCGTCATCTACCTGCAACTGAAACAGGATGGCATCGGGCTTCACCTCGAAACACTTGGGGTCCACCGTCGCTCCAAAAAGATGCTGGCGAGCCGGGCCGATCAGGCTGATGCTTTCTTCCTTGGCGTCGATCATTACCTGGAAGTCTGGATAGATGTCGTGTTCCGCAAGATATTGAGCGGCAGCATTGAGCGCAAAAACCTTGGCACCCTGTGCCTGTCTCGCTCGAATGTCGGAAAGATCGCGCTTGATGCTGGGGCCGGAGCCGCACAACAGCGCAATGCCATCGTGCGCGGGTTCCTGCTTGAGCCAGCGTTGACAGTTCTTGGAGTTCTGCCTGATGTGAGAAAACAACTTTTCAGGTGGTGTATTGATCAGCACCGACACGGGAATGATCAGAGGCATGGTGGTGCCTTCATTCCGATATCGGATATGCAACTCAGCCATAAAGCCTCCTTGGCACTGAAAGAAATGGCGGGGGTTGTGAACCCCCGCCAAGTTTTATTATGTGATACGCCCTTGCAAACGTGGTCTGTTCACGACCAGCGACACAAGGATGACGCCGGTTTTGGCCGAGGCCACCGCCGTAACCACGGCACCGTTCAGTTCCTTGCCGGTGCCGGTGACCGAGATGCGGCCCACGGTCTTGATGGCAACGGCAACGCCAGCCGCCAAGGAAATCGTGGCAGCTTTCGTTGCGCGCGCAATGCCCGAAATCTGATACCAGCCGTATTGGCTGGCAACGTTCGCGGACATGGCGAAGGCGACGGGCAAGCTCTTATTTGCCCCAACAGCCGAGCGGGTGGTTTGCCCGGTGGCTGAGTTGAAGGTGACGGCATCGCCAACGGCGGTTGATGCCACACCAAGCAAATAGATGAACTCACCAGTACCATAAGACGAATCAAACGCGGTAACGATTGTTCCGATCTTATGCTTCTGCACGGTGCTGGTATCAGCGATAGGCTGATAGCCAAGGGAGTTGTTCTGGAAAGTGTAAGCCATGTGTTTTTTCTCCCTTAGCTCGTGATCAGCTTGGCCTGGAACAGCGGATTGGCCAGCGTCAGGTTTCCGAAGAAACCAATGTGCTGGACAACCGCGTCCTGGTTAACCGGACGCTGCTTGCCGCCGAAGGCGACAAAGTTGCGATCCGCGTGGTAGCGGAAGCGCAGGCCGTCATCACCAACCTTCAAGAAATAGCTGGTGTTGGCCGGCATGGCCGATCCGATACCGCCCTCAAGCACCACGTCCAACTCGTAACCGGCGCCGGCAAAAGCCAGGGACGGGAAGCCGAGTGACGCCATCTTGCCGTCCTTGGTCACGCGCTGGATTGCGACCAGTGCCTGCTGGAAGAAACGGAAATGGACGGAATCCGTGGCGATCAGGTTTGGCCCCTGCTTGCCACGAGTACGGGCGATGAGGACACGCGTATACTGGTCGTGGATGTTCGCGGCGGCGGTCGCTGCCGAAAAATCAGAGTTGCCGTTGTAGGAGCCGGTTTTCCATCCCGCCACCGTATTGCGGTCAATGCCGCCATAGGTGTTGGTAACGGTCGTCGGCACCGCGGCTTGCAAGCCACCGATTTGATTGGTGGCGGTGCCATCGGAGTGCAAGTCCTCGACGAACCGGTCGGTCAATTCACGCTCAGCGGCGGAGATATGTTCCTCCATCACGTCGAGCAGTTGCGCCTTGCCGGAGTTCTTGAGGATTTCCTCACCGGACAGCACAACCGAAACAGCCGCCAGCTTGGGCGTATATTCCGCGTCGTTGAACAGTTCGGTGGGGACAGGATTCAGGAAGTCGTAACCCGTATAACGGACATAGCTTCCGGTTTCGTTGTAGAGGAGACGTTCGCGGATGGTCGGGCCTGAGAAGCTTTTCCAGCCGCTTTTCTCCTTCATCATTGCAAGAATGGCGTTGCTGTTGGAAACGAGGTCGGCGTAGCCTTTGGACCGATCCTCAAGAGCCAACGACAGCACTTCCTGCAATCGTGAGTCGCTGACGAATGCAGCAGTCATGGTTCAAGGTTCCTATGTGAGACAGCCTCGTTAGAGGCCAACTTGTGCGAAGGCGTTTGCAACGCTCTCGCGTGGGGAACCGGATGCCTTCCTAGATGCAGGGTTTGAGCCGTTGGATGGTGTGCCGGTGATGGATTTTTCAGCCTTGAGGCGGGTTTGATCCGCGTTGGGCTGGACCGCTTGCGCGGCCTTGGCTTGCTCGATCTTGGAAAAGACTTCGGGTGTGAGCCGGACAGCCTTTTCGTAAGCATCGGGCAAATCTTTTGCGAAGCCGGTCTGGATCAATTGCTCGATCACAGGCGCGACTTCGGCAAAATGCGGGTGAGCAGTGGCGAATTGTTCGACCGACTGCTGCGTGTTCTGTAAACGGGCCTGATATTGCTGTTGCTGGTAGGTCTGGGTAAAATTGCCGAACTGACCTTTCAATCCTGCGATTTCATTGTTCAGCTGGCCGATAATCTGTTGCAACTGCGAGACTTCAGGCGCAGCGCCTTCCTGCTGCGGGCCGCCAAATTGCTTGAGAATGGCTTGCGCCGCGGCGACCGGGTTAATGTTGGTTTTCTGGCAGACTTGCAGCAAACCATTAAGCGGATCGCTATAGAGTAGCTTGTCGATCTCGACATAATTCTTGAGAGCCTGCGTGGGCTCGACATTGTTTTGCTTCGACAGCTCGGCAAATTGCTTAAACGGCTGATGCGCCTCAGCATCTACTTTGTATTTCTCGATGCCCTGCGTCATCTCGTTGATGGCGCGTTCGACTTCGACCTTTACCGGCTCCGGCGTGGTCGCCCATGCGTCCTGCGCGGCCTTGGTAAAGCGTGACGGGGCGGCACCGGGAACGGCCGGAGCGTTGGCGTCAACCACCTTGACCGGCTCGCCCGGCTTACCGGGTTGCAACGTGACGGGTTTAGCAGCGAAAGTGCCATCGGGCTTGCGCTCACGGCCTGCCTTGGCAGTCTCACCTTCCGGGGTTTCAATCGTGGACATGGCGCGTTCAAGCGCCAGACGGGTGGACTTACTTGGTGCCTCCGGCTCAGACGGCTCCGGCGTTGCCGCAGGGCCCGGTGCTGAATTGGTTTGCTCGACAGGCGCAGTTACGCCTTCCGCAGGCGCGTTTGAGGCGCCTTGGGCTTCGTCTGACATGAGATGTCCTCTAAATTAGGTGGAGATGCCCACCCGTGCTGCGGCCTTCCGCACGCTGTCGCGGATAGCCCTTCGGTCCGGCTTCGGTGGAGCCTTGACCTTCATTTCCTCGTTGCCGACTTCGATATAGCCGCGCTCTTTGTATTCGCGCCGCATGGCCGATTTGCTGTCGTGATATTTGCCGGTCACCATTGATTTGGTTTCAGGCTGGCAATCTGAAATCAACATCGGCCCCGGTAATTCTGAAACCTGCACGCCTTGGTATTTGCGCGCATAGAACTCATCAGCCGGGACAAGCTCCTGCGTGTTCCGGTCAAATATCCAGCGCCCGCCCTTCATGGCGCTACTCGCTAGCGGTTGCTTCAATGTCTGCCGCGATAAGCTTGGCAAGATCAGGCGGAATGCCCAGCGCCATCAGATTGCTTTCTGTCCCGGCGCCGGCAACCATCTGCCTGGTTAGCTCTGTCGCCAAAGGAGCCGAGAAACCCAGAGCGATAAGGCGTGCGGTTTTGCCCGCGGATACGCCCTCGATCTGGGTAACGAGTTCGTCAGCCTGGACGTGGTTCATCCCCCTCGCGATGTACGAGGCAACGGTTGCGGTCATTGGTATCTCCTAATGCAATCCGAGCAGCAGCATTGCCTCGGCGTCGTCCTCGTCCGCCTGTACGGCGAGATATTCCTCGTAACGCTTCACAGCAGCCTGGAATGCGGCCATGTGCCGTTCCAACCCGGCCCAATCCACATCAAACCGCTCAATGGTTATGTCTGACGGCGCAATATATGGTGCAGCAGCGTCGATAACCGCTTCTGCCTCCGGTGCATCATCACCAAAGGCCCGGCGCAGGATGGCGCGGATTTCATCGCGCTCCTCGAAACTTTCCTTCTGTTTTTTACGTTTGCGTGTTGCATGCTCGACCGGCGGATAGCCGCCTGTCGTTGGCGTCTCTGTCGCTGCACTAGCGATTGTTAAGGCTGCATCGCTGCCGCTGAACAGGTAAATTTCCGATTCCGCGATGACCTTGCGGAGCTGGGTAACCGTCGCGGCTTGGCCGTTGAATGCGTAAGACCCGGCACCCGCTGCCAGTATTTTCTGGCTGGCCGTGGCGAGTGTCGCATCGGAGCCTGTAAAGAGATAACTGCCTACCCCGGCAACAACCTTGCGACCGAGCAGAACATTCGCATTTGTGCCGGTAAAGCTGTAAGCGCCAGACCCAGCGGCTACCTTCCAATTGTGGAGGATAGATGCTGCGGTCCCCGTGAAGGCATAGCTTCCAAGGCCAGCAGTGACTTTCCACCCATGTAGCACGCTTGCCGCAGTTCCGGTAAAGGCGTAACTCCCTGCTCCGGCGATAACCGGAATGTTTCTCCTTAGTGTGGCCGCCGTGCCGTTAAAGGCATAAGCGCCTGCCGCAGCAGAAACCTTCCATGCATGAACAACGAAAACTGCTGTTCCCGTAAATGCGTAGGAACCTGCCCCTGCCGTAAGCGTCCGGCCCTTGAGGATCGTCGCCGCAGTGCCGTTAAAGCTGTAGGAGCCTGCGGCTGCCGTTGCCTTCCATGCATGAAGAACTGAAGCAGCAGCGCCCGTGAAGGCATAAGACCCGGCACCAGCCACCACCGGGATATTCCGGCGCAGCGTGACAACCGTTCCCGTGAACGCATAAGCACCGGACGCCGCAACAACAATGCGGGCGACTTTGACTGTGGCTGCTGTGCCAGTGAAAGCGTAGGAGCCGGAGCCGGCAGCGAGGGTTTTATTGGCAGCAGCGCCAGCCAGCGGTAGCGGCCTGAATCCTATCGCCATGTCAGATTGTCAGAACGCGGCGGCTCTGCCTCGGTCTTTCGTACCAATACGGCAAGGGGGGATGCGGGCCTACCGTCACACCATTTGTGTTGGTCAGAACTTCCCCAATCCCTATGCCACCCAAAAAATCCTCTTCATTGTCAAAGGTGTCGGAACTCAGGTCCTTCCTGAACGAATGATACTCGATGATGTCTTTGGCAATATGCGGTACGGAAAATGGTCCTCCATACGCAAGCTGACGCAACATGGCACCTTGCAGCGCCAGACCATCATCCTGAATATCCGTGTTAGTGCACCAAAATTCTCCGATAAGTCCATCTATCGGAGATTGAGGCGCGCCGGAGGTGAGCAGGGCCCCGATCCCGAGTGTGTCAATCCCAGATGGAGCACGACTTGTCGTGTCTTGGCCATTACCTGCTGAACCATCTGGATTAAGAACAGCCAGCCGTCTATTCGTAGCCGAGATACAGCGGGCGACAATAAACGTCCACGCATTGGCGGCAAAAGTGCCTGCGCTTGCCGATGCATCGGCGCCACCTGCCGCCGATCGCAACTGATAGACTGTGGAAATCTTCCGTAAATTAAAGTAATTGTTGGTGGTTCCAGTGTCAGACAAACACAATACCGTCTGTGTCGTCGTATTTATCGGATAATACCAAAGCGCGATAGTAAATGGGACCGCAGTAAACGGAACGGCTGCATTTGCAAGATACTGCGTACTGGCGGCAACGAAATTTGCGGCCATCACGCGCTCTCGTATTTGACCGGCGTGTAATGAACTTCGTGATTGCCGCCCGTGGCATTCAGGTTCACGCCCGTGTTGTGAACAATATAGACGCCCCAATTTTCCGGCATGACGCCACCGAAAGCCTGAGCGACCGAAAACGGCCCCCAGCGATACGCTTTATCCGATGTATTGACGGTCGGAATGATCGTCAGCAGTTTCAGCAACGTTTTGGTATCCGGCGTCAGATTGGCATCGGATGCGCCGGCGCCGGCGCTGTATTCCGTGTCGTCGTAAGACCCGAAAAGCCAAACCTCAATTTGTTTGGAAGCTGTCGGGGTCGTTCCGGTTGTGACCTTGCCGCCCACCAGCGCGTCAATCGCATCATCGGTACCGTTCGCAGCGACCGTGCTTTGCCGGCCTGCCACCAAGTTTGTATCGCTGGCAAGGCTCGCCAACGTGATCGTCATGGCAGTGGTGGTGCCATAAAGTGGGGTCGCAGTCGTCATGCGCGGGTGAACCCGAAGTATTTAAGGTCTTGCGCATATCGTGCCAGCAGTTCATCAATAAGCTGCTGCGCCCGCAGATCAAGGTCGGCGGTGCGCTGCGTGTTATTCCAGTTAGGATCATCGCCCCACTGAAACGACCCTTCGATGATCGCCCCGTTGGTAATAGAGTTCATTTCGTTCTGCTGGATTTGACCGGCGCCAGTTCCAACCGTCAGAATAGAGGTGGCTCTGCCGCTATTCTTAATCGCATCTGTCCATGCAGTGCCTGCCGAATTGTTGCCAGCGGGTGTGGTGGCGTGAACAACAACCGTAAAGGTATTCAGTCCGGCACCCTGCAAAACGTGGATCTTAGCCATTATTTAATCTCCCCTATTAGCCCGCATCCCAGACAGGGCGAACGTCCGTCAGCCCGACACAAAAGCGGCGATGCTGACGCTTACATTCGTTGCAATGGAAAATGTAAATGTCAGGCGCTGGCTCGTCGGGGTGGCTCTTGCGGGCTTCGATCTCGTGGTTTTCAGGATGACGGCAACAGGACGCGATAAGCTGGTTCTGTTCGAGCACCTCAAGGTATTTCTTTGGAAGGAAATCTTCCGGTAAATCGGCCACCTTCACCCGAGGACAGGCAGGTACTTGGGTTTCCGGCAGGACTGTTCCCTTTGGAAATGTCCCATGCCGCCCGGCCCAGCCACGCTCCGCAGCTTTCTGTGCAGGAGTTTTGCTGGTTTGGATACTTACTGTTCCAAGTGAATGCGGGGTCATATAAGATTGTCTCCCGTGGAGGACGCGACATGCTCAATGTTGGGAAATGGTCGATTGGCCGAAGCAGAAGTACTGACGACACCGCACTGAAGTTTGACTTCAACGACCGCCCATCGGTTGAGCTTCTGTTACAGAAAGACGCCGCCGTGGCGTTGGCGAAAGCAATCCTTGAACAATACGGCGCTAAGCTTCCGGCTCTTAGCTAAGCAAGGGTCGCCAGTGACGCGCCAAAATCGAGCGTCAGCGTCTCGCCCGTTGCCACGGTGAACGTCGCACCATAATCATACGAATGCGACATCGCATCGCTGGCGTGGGTATCGTCATAGACCGAGATGTACCGGCCCGTGGTGCTAGACCCAAGATTGCCACCCGATGCGGTCCACACAACGTCAACGGCGGTCGATGTGACAGTGCCGCCAGCGCGGGTTGAGTTGAACGTGATGTCAGCCCCGCCCGTGGTGTATCCGTTGTTGCCCGCAATCTGCGTCACATCGGCCAGTACATCATCGGTGGCCACAACTGGCGCGTCGGTATGAATGGCAGCCTTCCACACATCGGTCGTGCCGAAATAGTCGATTTCCTTATTGGAAAACCGCTGAATGAACGGCTCGTATTTGGTGTAAGTAGCCATTTTAGTGATGTCCTATCATTTTGCGCGCTCCGACAGCCTTGCCGTCCTTGCCACGGACCAATTCAGTTGGCGCTGCCGCTACTGCGTTCTGTTCGTGGATAGCCTGTGCCAATGCGTTAAGACCCTGTCCCATCTGCCCAAGGGCCTCTTGCAAGGCGCTGGTCACATTCGCCAAGGCTTCATTCTGGTTGGCGGCGATCTTCTGGAACTCGCCCGTAAGCCCGTCACCAGACAGGCTCAAAACGTTCTGCGGCTTGCTGGAAGCTTCCAGTTTTTGCTGCTCGGACTGCTGCTGAGCCTCCCGGTTCAGCGCCGCCTCGCTTTGCTTGAACGCCATTTCCTGCTCGAATTGTTGCTGTGACTGCTGCATCTTTTGCTGATGCTGCTCAGCACCCTGCTTGAGCTGCTGTTCGCCGTGCGCCTTCTGCGCTTCTACCTTCGCCAGTTCAGGATCAGGCTTCGGTGGCTGCGGCTGAGCCGCCTGTGCTTTCATCTGTTCGACAAGCTGATCAATCGCGCCTTCCAAGGGCCGTCCTGCCCTAAAGCCCTGCGCTGCGAATTTCAGCACCTCGCCCATGAATGGCCCCAACTGTGGGGCCTGCATCACCATGGGGGCCGCTTCCTTGAATAGCGTGCCAACCGCGGTGACAAACTCCACCCGGCGCTGCTTCTCCGCATCCTCATCCGGCTGGATGGTGGAATCCGTCTCAATCTCGATGATGAAGCCGCGCGCCCTGTCGTTCTGCAGGAAGGCATAGACCTCCGGCGGAATCTGCATCTGCGCCATGGCAGTAATGGTCTGCGGGTCGAAATTCTCCGCGATGATTTCAGCGGCTATCCGCGCCATGTCCCGCGCAAACCGGGCAATCTCGTTCTGCCGACCACGCACGCGCATCGAGCCCCAGGACGCCTTGATCTCCTGGGCGCCCTTGGTTTCGTTTGGATCGGTCTGCCCACGCAAAATGTCCGAAATGCCGGTGATCTGATAAACGTCATCGATGACAACGCGGCGAAGCTCGACAAGCCCGCTGATCAGTTCCAGAACGTCCTTGACCGGCAGCCAGACGATGCTGTCCTTGAAGGATTGTCCACCCAGCCCGGCAAAGGATGAAATCGGGATCAACTCGGCACGGTTCTCGACCGACTTCATCGCCGCTTCGATGGCTTCGGATAGTTCCCCTGCCCCTGCTGGATAGAAGCCCTTGAGCCTGAGCTTTTCACTCAGTGCCGCAATGCGCGCGGTATACTCGTTGATCTCCTCGATCTGGTCCTTGTATTGCAGAATATCGGGGACCGGCTTGAGCTTCTTGGGAACGGTCGTTCCATAGGCCGGACGCGGACAGGGCCAGAAGCCGGTGAGGTCAAGCCACGGCTCCGTCTCTTCTAAAAGCTCGCTGTAGTCCTCCGCGTAGAAATGCACCATGCCACTTTCACGGCACCAGATTTCCCAGACCGCAGCCTGATCGTCAGGCTGGTCCATAACCGAGTTTTTGTCCCGCTTTTTGAGCGGTACCTCGGCAAACTTGTCACCAAAACGTTCAATGCCCTGCTTGCGTGTCAGCCAGGCGCGAAATCCAACCCATTTGACCTCGCGCCATGTGCGAGCCGGGTCATGGGCAAAATCATCCGCCGAGAAATGATCGAACTCGACGCAGGGCGTGCCGTCTTTTTTCTTGGCCAGCCGCACACGCGAGGTGCCACGGCTATAGCGCAACAGCTCGTCGCGCACTTCCTGTAAGCAGCCGTCGATGTCCTGCTGCTCGAACGTAGTAACGAGGCAGCGTTCCAGTGCTTCCGAGGCGGAACGGGCAATCTGCGCCTGTTGTGGCTCGATGCCGCTCTTGAAGCGTGGCACCACGACTGGAACCGGCACCCGAGCATAACAGGCAGGCCTTAGAACCTCGATATTGGCCCAGAAGATCGAATATTCACGGTCGGCGCTGTCTGCCCTATCCTCACGCGAATAGAGCTTGTCGAGATTGTCGCGCTGCTGCGACCACTTCTCCTCAACCTTCTGCTTGTATTGCTTGAGCCGCTCTTCCCAATAGGCAGCCGTGCTGTAGCCGGTTTTTACATCGTCCGGCTCGGCATCCTGATTGGCTGGCATGGGCTATTCGGTGCTCGTGTAAATCAGGTCGATGCCGTAGCCAATCGCGCCATAGTCGTTGCCGTCATTGCGGCGCTTGCCCTCGCCCAGGAATTTCACCCATGACAGGCCAGCAGCGTCCACGTCCACCCGCGATCCGGGCGTGACGCCACGGACCTTGGCCTTTTCCCAGACAGCCATGGTGAAACCTCAAATCTTGATGCGAATACCACTGCGCTCGACAGGAGGACCAGGAAGGAAAACCTGACCGGGGAGCGGCTTGCGCTTGGGCGGCACAACCTTGGGCGTCAGTTCGCGCCATGCCATGCAGAGATAGCGAAAGGCGTCAGCCGCGTGGCTCGTCCAATCGTGCCGCGGCGTATCCTTGAATGCCTTGGTCTTTTCATCGAACTCGGCACGGTATTGGCGCAAAGCCTCGATGCCGTCAGAACAGCGCGTCCGGTCAAACCATATCCGTGGCAGTGTCACCCGCGCCGCGTTGATGCCGTCCATGATCTTGTGATCGGGCACGAGCCGTGGCCGGCGGCCCATACTACCAAGCGTTTCAACCCGCGTGCGCCCGGTGCCTAGCTCTCGCACCTTGGCGTCGTGGGGCACGAAATCGTCACCATAAGCGTATGGTTTGGACGAAAGGACAGCGCCGTAATGCGGCAACCCCTGTCCGTGATTTTCATAAAAGTCGATGACCCTGATCTCAGAGCCGGCAACCTGGAAAAACCAAATCGACGTGCTGTCCCCGATGCCCAAGTCCCAAGCCGTGAGGACAGGAAGCGCCTGATCATACGGGACATCGGTGATTCTCCCTGCACGATCAGCCTCAGCCAGTTCCTTGCCAAAATAGGCCCCGAGGATTGCAGCCTCAAAGCTGCACTCAAATTCCTGAGCGTATTGCTCAGGCGTCATGTCCTGAGCCGCGTCGGCCAGTTCCGCAGGATCAAGGATCGCTGTTTCCGATGCCCGCAGCATCATGGAGAACCAGCTATCTTCCCGCTGCGCCCTGTCCCAGACTTCAAAGAACTCGTTGCGCCCCTTTGGCGTGCCGATGAAGGTGGCCCAGCCCTGCCGGTCAGCTAGCATCGGGCGAATGACCTCGCCCCAAACGCTCGGGCGCATGTCGGCGTATTCGTCCTTCACAACACCGTCGAGATAAGCGCCCCTCAGACGATCAGGATTGTCTGCGCCATGGATGCGGATGCGGGCGCCGTTGAGCAGCTCAACCCAAAGCTCGGATTCGTTTTTGTCCGCAATGATCGGCTGGGCATACCGCTTTAGATATTCCCACGCTACTTCCTTGGCTTGAGACAGAAACGGAGCGACATAGGCATACCGCCCGTGTGGCAGGGTCAACATGACCGCCCGCCGGATCATGTCGTTGATGCAGGCAACGGTCTTGCCACAGCGGCGATGGGCCACGATGCAGGCCCAGCGCTCTTCTCGGTTATGATAGGGCTTGAAAACCTCGCGGGGCGAGTACGGCAGGATTATTTGTCGAGCCACGAAATGCTCAAAGGCCCGCCGTCCGGCCCCGTGTGTTCAGTGCTCTGAAGATCGGGCAACACTTTCTTGAGTAGTCCAAGCCCTGCCGTCACTTGGCTAGGGGCCATCTCCCGCCTGCCCTCTACATGCTCAAGCAAGGCTTTGAGGATTTGACTGTTTTGTATTTTAGTCCGGTGCGCGGCGGACATTTGAAAGCCTGGTGCGCGACCTCGTTTAGCCATTGCTTCGGCCCAGAGCGTTTGAGGCTCTGCTCCTTTAATTGGATTGGCGGGTCAACCTCTAGTGGCGATATGCCTTGGGGTGATGTTGAAGAGGTGCCCGCCAAAGGAAAACCCGCCGCGATTTCTCGGGCGGGCGTCTATTAGGCGATTATGTACTTGACGTACCAGTCAATCTCTGATTTAACTGAAAAATCAGAGGAATTTGGCTATGGCACTCCCCAAAATCTATACCGACGAAAACGCCGCCCGCGCCCATCTGGAAGCCCTTTTATGGCCCGATGGTCCGACCTGCCCCCGCTGCCAGTCACAGGAAGTGACCAAGCTGAAGGGCAAGTCCACACGCCCCGGCGTCTATAAATGCCGCCCCTGCCAGAAGCCCTTTAGCGTCACGGTCGGGACCGTATTCGAGCGCTCGCATATCCCGCTGCATCAGTGGGTCTATGCAACGCATCTGCTTACAGCGTCCAAGAAGGGCATTAGCTCGCATCAGCTAATGCGTATGCTTCATGTGACCTACAAGACCGCCTGGTTTATGGCCCATCGCATCCGCGAGGCCATGCGCCCGTCAGAGTTCACCCCGATGGGCGGCTCTGGCGTTCCTGTCGAGGCCGACGAAACCTACATTGGTCGCCGCGAAGGCATCCTCGGCAAAAACGTCCATCAGGGCAGCGGACACAAGAATGTCGTGCTTACCCTCGTGGAACGCGGCGGCTCTGCCCGCTCATTCCATGTTGATCGCGCTAGCATCGACTACGTTGTGCCGATCTTGCGAACCAACAGCCACCAACTCCTTCGCACTGACCTTATCGTTGCGATCGAAAGTCGGGATTGGTCCGCGTTCCCTCTGGTGTTTCTTAGCCAGAGACGCAATGCCGCGCTTCCGAGCTAAACTCTCAACGCTTCTACCTGAAGAATCGTTCGATTCGACAAAGAAAAGTAGAGCCTCACGGGCCAAATTTAGTGCCGCTGCCTTTGTTGTACCCTCAACACAAAAATATGGGGCTACCCCGGTAGCAGCCAGCCAACGGCCAGCACCGAGTTTCTTCGTGTAAACTGACAGATTCAGGTTGAGTTTGGTCATCGGGGTACGCGCCTTGGTCAATTACAATGTCAACTTAGGGATTCGGAGACCCATTGTCCACATTGAAGTGAAACGCATACCTTATTAAGCCATTGTAATGATTAAAGTTCCGTAATTCGCGAAATAAAATTTCCTCGCCGCCAAAGTTGCGGGGCTCAATTTTCCACGAAGGCGCGAGCGTAATTAACCGGCTTTCTTGGATCCTTGCTTTGGCTCTTTGGAGGCTCTCTTAGATTTCCCAATCGGCTTATGCGGCTTTGGGGGCGTCTTCAGCATCCGCCGAAGAACCTCGTCGCGGGATTGAGTCGATTTATCCACCGTGCCTCCGGTCCCCCGCCCCATGCGTCACACTAAAGTCGATTCAGTGGAAAGCGGATTAAAAGCTCTGGATGGGACTCTGAGATTCCCGATACATATTGGGCTTGCAGTGGTGGCGAGGCCGATTCGCCGTGAGAAGCACGGCCTCACCGTTCACTGGCAAAACCTCCGGTGTTCGGAGCCCGGGGGCACTACCCAGCGGCTCACCAGTCACTCAGCACTGGTGGGCCGTTGGCCATTCTAGGACAAAATGTCCTAATTCACGACTTGTGAAGCGGTGCAGACTGAGCCGCAAGTGCCTGTACGCCACACGCACACATATTTCTGAAATTCAGAACGCCGGCCTGTCCTTACCTGAATACCGTTCACGATTCCGGTACGTCAAGTACATAATCGCCCCGCGATTTCTCGGGCGGGCGCGCAAATTCATCATCTATTTCCCGCATTATCTGATTTGCGAGAGGCCGTCAACAACCCATAATGCCGGACCAGTGCATTTAACCCCAGCCTGAGATCATCAATGGCACCATAGGCTGTGTTTTCATAAACCGCTGCTTTGTTGACGGCGCGAATAGGTCTGTTGCCGAGTTGGGACAATAATTCGAAAGCTGCGTCATAAGCTTCCTTCCGTCTGATGGCTTCCTCATCTGACATGCCTTTGCCAAAACCTGGGGCCGGACTCATCAGCGGATCCATTGAGCCGATGACAGCGCGATAGGCATTGACGCCTGCCGCATATTTTCTCCCGGCCTCGGCCTGCTCATCGGTTATCCGGCCAAAGAGATTCAGCCGGCCAAGAACGGTGACGGCCTTTTCACTAAGCCGGTCTTTCTCGGGGAGTTGGCGTCTGTGGGGCTGCATGGCGGCTAAGAGCCTGTCGTCCGGTCGTTTCTGTCTTGCGAGGTCTCCGCTGGGTGTCCGGTAGCCAGAACGGCGCTTGCGTCCTTTTCTTGTTATAACCACCTCGGTCATTCCCCCGTGCATGATAGAACCTCTTT